GGCAGTGAAACACATAGATGTCAGGCGCGGTTTCTTCCGCGCGCGACTTGAACGCCTCGATGTCGTGGTCTTCCGGATGGCGGCAGCACGACGCGATCATCTGGTTGTGCTCGAGCGCCTCGAGAAACCTGGGCGGAATTAGCCCGCGCAGTTTCGCGACCGGGTAACGCTTGCAGACAAGCGCCAGCGTCACCGGCCGCGCGGGTTTGCTCATGTCATGGTCCAGATGTTGCTTCCGAAATCCAGGGTGAGCGTTTCGCCCGTTGCAACCGTAAATACGCTCCCGTAATCCCAGCTGCACCACAGATCCTTTGCGGTCGCCGTCGAGTCGTAGACCGAGACATAGCGTCCCGTCGTCGACGCGCCGAGGTTGCCGCCCGATGCCGTCCACACCACGTCGGTGCCGGTGGCGGTCACCGTGCCGCCGGTCCGCGTCGAGTTGAACGTGATGTCGGATCCGTCGGTGGTGTAGCCGTTCGAGCCGGCGATCTGCACCAGGTCGGTCAGCACGCTGTCGGTGGTCGGCGCCGGCGCGTCGGTGTGGATCACTGCCTTCCAGACATCGGTGGTGCCGAAGGCGTCGATCTTCTTATCGCAGAGCTTCTCGATCGCGGTATCGTATTTTAAATATGTCGCCATCTTCAGTCTCCTTCTGGGTTATCTACAGCTTGCGGCATCGGATGCTTTGCCGGTTTAGGGTCTGCCTTGCCGTCGTAGTTTGCATCCTTGATGCCCTGATACAGCAGGCTCTCGCTGGCGCGGCGCCGGGTCAGTCCGGCGAGGACTTTTCCGCCACCCTTATTCCATTTGTGGAATTCGGCTGCAGCGCCCTTGTGATCTCCGGCGTTGACGCGCTTGAGGAGAGTAGACTTTGCAAGGTTGCCCTCTCCGACGTTGAATGTGAACGACACCAGTGCATCAAACTGATGCTCAGTGAGAGGCACCCGGACGTGCTTGCGTACAGCTCGCTCGAACGTTTCCATATCCTCAATAAACGCGTCACGGCACTCTTCGTAACTCCATCGAGCGGATGCATCGAATTTCCTCCCGGTGTGGTTCGTATGCCCGAGGCCAATTGTGAGCACGTTTGCCGGGCACTTGTACGGCTTATATTTATCCCCGGACTTCTCCAGCAGCCCTTCGAAGTGCTTCACAAGGTTGCCGCCTGCCGGCGTCATTTTCCGATCTTCATTCATCGGGATCCTCCTCTTCGACTGTGCCGCCCTTGAATTTGCGATCCAGCAGGTCGGCCATCCGATGCGCGGCGTCATCGTCGCTGGCAAGGATGACCACCGTCACCTCGCTGCCGATAATCTCGATGCGATACTCAACGATTGCCTCGCTCATTTCTGCTTGTCCTTTACGAACTCATCAATGAGACGCTTCATGATGACATCATTGGCGGCCATTTTCTGTTCGATGACCGTGATGCGTTCTTCCATGCGTCCCATGCGCGCCACACTGTACTCGGCGCCACGGGTCTCCATCGTCATCACGCGGCTCTCCAGCTTGACCATGTAGGCCAGCACGCTGGCACCGGCGGCACCGATGGTGATTGCCTGCGCGATCAGGAAATAGACCAGGGTCGAGTTGTCACGGACCCAGGATTTGAGCTCGGTCACGCGCTAAGGATTCCCATCAGGCGGTCTCGCTTCTTTTTACGCGATCTTAAATTCGATTTCGCGCTGATACGGATTGCTTACGGTCGACCCCGCGGTCTGTCGAAGTCGATAGTAGCGATATGCGGCAGTATTCGTGACGGCGTGGATTTGCGTGGTTTGTGTAAGATTGAATGCCTCTGGGAACTCAGTGTAGGACGAACCATCGTTCGAGCCACCGAACGCCCACGTTCCCTGATTGTATGCCACGCTCTGGTACCATGTGAATTCGTCAATGACCTTTGACGCACCGACGCCAAAGTCGAAGGTGATGGTCTGCCCCGTATTGTTGTTGAACCAAATGTTGTTCCCTTGCCCGCCGTTAACAAGCTCACTGATGGAGCCGAATATCGAAAGGGTGGTCGATACCGTGATCGATGCAGTTCGGTCGCCTGTGCCGCCGGGATTTGCGTATGACGTGGTTAGTGCCGGTGAATACGTCAGGCCCGCGGCAGCGCCGGTAAGACTGTAGGCGCCGGCGGCGCCGGCGAGGATCTTGTTTGCTGGAGAGAATTTCACGACGCCGGCCGCATTGCCCGTCAGCGCATAGCTGCCGCTGGCGGCCAGCACCTTGCCGGGGATGACTGCGCCTGACCCGATGCCGAACCCGATAAGTTGCGTGACCCGAAGCATCAGCTGTCCGTCGCGGTGTCGGTCGTGTAATACAAATGAATGCCGTGCAGCCGCGCGTCGATCGCCAGCGTGTCGCCAGAGTCCGTGGGGACTCGATTGATCCGGAACATGATCAGATCGCCAAATGCCGGCGTGCCGGCTACCGTCAACGCCCCGGACTCGTCGCTGACATATTGTGTATTGGCAGTGCCGCCGGTGTCGGTGACCTGAGCACTTGATCCGAAAGCGACGTCGAGCGCATCGGCATTCGAGACGGCGACCGCAACGAGTGCGAAGGACACGCCAAAGTTCGTCGTGGTGGATGCGTGCGACCAGAATGCCTTGAAGGCGAGGTTGCCCAGGTTCCACGACTTGGGCATGGCAATATCGAACTGCGCATACTCGATTGTCGTCGTGTCGAAATCGAGCGTCTTGATCATGTTCTTGTTGGTGGCGGTCTCGACCGCGCCGGACCCCGCACCATTGGTGATGCGCGGCGTCATGGCGGCAGCCGGCATCCAGATGGTCTGCCGGCCGACCGCATCAGCGGCGGCCAGCTCGTCGATGGCACCCTGCACATCGGTGGCGGTCAGGCCGCTGGTCGTCGGATCATAGACGACGTCGCCGGCATCACCACCACCGCCGCCGCCCGCGGCCAGTTCTTCCAGCGCATCGGCAACGTTGTCGGATGTCAGCGTCGAACCGTCAGCCGGATCAAACGTCACCACGTCCGCGCTGGTGTAGCCCCAGCCGACCGCATAGTCGGTCGTGGTGGTTTTCACCAGCAGCGCGCCCACCGCGCCGCCCGCCGGCATTGCCGAGCCAGGCGTCTGGATCATCAGCTGGTAGTAGTCGTGCCCCGCGCCGTCATTGGCGCCGGGATCGAACGTTGCCTCTGAGGTGTGATTGAAGATGACGACATAGAGCCCGCCGTTGATGGAAAACGTGTCCATCTTCGAGTAGACGGTGTCCGGCGCCCATTCGCCGCGATCAAGAAAGGTCGCCACGGGCAGTTCATACGGACCGAGCACCGTGGCATCGGTCATGTGGACGTACATCATGATGCCGACGATCTCGAAATGATCGATGCCGGCCGCCGCATCCGGCCGCGCCTCCTGCGCCAGCATGCGCTGCACCAGATCCCAGAAATTGATGTCGACCTGCGCCGCCGACAGGTTGAAGCCCTGGCCGGTGCCCCAGCGTGCCATGTCGTCGGTGCGATAAACTTGGGTCATGTGATCTCTGTTTTCCCCCTATAGCGTTACAATTGTGCCGAGGTTTTTGCCCGCAATGGCGTTGAGTGGAAAATCACCATGTCGGTCGTTCGTCTCGACCAAAGTCCAGGATGTTCCGTCGTGTGACGTCCACAGTTTGGTGCGAACAACAGGGTATGTAATGGAACCACCACCCTCAGTAGCCGCGATCTGCTGCTCGTAACCAACTGTAGCGAAAAATCCTTTTGGATAGCCGTTCTCGTCTGTCCCACTTGTCTTGCAGAAAGCAACAGCACGGGAAAGTCCGTTTAGCGGACCCACCAACCCCGGCGCACCAGAAGTAGACGCACCCGGCAGAACAATTCGAGACCAGCTAGCGCCGTCAGTCGATACAGCAACGGCACAGATAGTGGAAAGAAAAATCAGGTTTGTTATAGCCTCGGAAGTCGCAGCATTAAACCCGTTCTTCCCGTGAACGGCGGCCACGAATTTCCCAGCGCCGAACGCTACACTGTGGAACGGAACACCAGCACCCATCCCATCTGTCAGCCCCGTTGCACCCTGCCCATACGTTTTGGATGTGTCGTAACCCCCCACCGTCCATGACAAACCGTCCGAGGAATATGCCCACATAAAACATTCTTCAGAAGCGACTGCTGTAATGGGTGTTTCAAGAAAATAGTACGTATATTCATAAACATTGGTGTACGCCCCCGTGAGGGAATACACCTTTGTTTTTGGATTATACGCGACACCTGATGCCACTGGGCGCCCTGTGTCGCCGTCAAGCCCTGCTGGTGGTGTGAACACTGTTTTTCTGGTGAAGGTAGAACCGTCGAAGGATACAGCCACGCCGCCTTTATCGGCGTCGTCAGTGTAACCAATGAAAAATCCGTCACCGGCAAAACTGAGTTGGTTCCAACCTTCAATCGTGTCTACAGTCGTCCAATTCAAATTACCATCTTCGACCACACCGCGCTTAACAGTACCATCGTATTTTATTGCTATAAAACATGAAGCACCGTCTTTCGGCTTGCCGAACACAACCTCGTAGTCGTTGCTTCTGACAGTGTAACCCAACCCAGAAGCATAAAAATAAAACACCCCTAAATCGTCGTCTACTTTCCAGGTTTCACCGTTGGTAGATTTCCGCGATGTTAAGTGTGTGCCAACCAGATCATTGCCAACAACTTGATTTAAACCCATCGACTGGATCATCATCTCTGTTTTCGCAAAATTGATGTTGATGATGTTCTGGAACGGGTCGAGCCGATACGGCGGATTGATGTCGTCTTTCCCAAGCTCCTTCAGCTCGGCCTTGTGCGACTCGTCGATCTGATACTGGTTCTTTAAATACAGCACCCGGCGCTGGTCGTTGCCGGTAGAGAGCAATTGCTGGCTGTCCTGCCGGTTCAGTTTCTTCGTGATCTGGTGTTCGACATATTGGCTGTCGTCTTCGGTGTCCTCGAGCCGCTCGTACTCCCTGCCCTTGACAACGTAGACCTTGCGGGTCGGGTCAGCATCGAACGCCGCCTCGGCATCTTCGTCAATATTGGTGTCCCAGTGCGTGATCCTGCGATTTTCGATCACCCGGCTGTCGCCGTCCGAGTTGGGATCACTCTCCTTGAAGACCTTGAGGATGCTGCCGTTGGCGTGCTTGACCTCCATCTGCGCGATCGACTTGATCGCAATGAATTCCTCCGGATCATCCAGGTCGGCTTCCGACGGATCGCAGACCTTGACCGTCCTGTGCTCGCGGTTCCGAGACGCGGTGGGGTCGTAGTCCCCGTCCGGATCGTCCAGCCACTTCAGGCGGATCGTGACCTTCTGATACTGGTTGACCGCGCCACCCGGCTGGATGACCTGCGTCATGAATTCCATCCGGTCGATCCGTTCGACGTCGGCCCAGATGTCCGGCAGGATGTCGCCAGCCTTGTTGGTGCCGAGAATTCGGATGACGTGCGTCTCGCGTTCCGCGTTGGTCATCAGTTGCCCGGCGTGCTCGATCCACCCGGCGACGGTGCTGTGTTCTTGCGGAATTCGGCGATGGCTTTCTCCGTCTCGGCACCGTCACAATAGAACGTCTGCGAGTAGCTGTAACTTCCGGTCAATACCTTGCCGGATCCGCCTTTCCCGATCTGCAGGACGACGTTCTCCGGGGTAGCCACTTCGCCCGCCTCAAAATAGGTTTGCGCCGGGGTAATATCGTTGGTCTGGAATGGACGAATAAGCGACTCAAGGCTTTTGCTCATGTGACACCTTCCGATTGAAGGTCGATCCCCATCGGCACCGTCAGAAGGCTGAAGGCTACATCATAGGACTTGTGAAACGGGCCACCTGTGCACGGCCTGAATTGGAATTCCTGCCAAGCCGAACTTTCCTGCAGCAGTTTTCCCATGCTGTTGGCTTGCAGCATATTCATTTCGTTTTTCTTGGCCAGGGCTTCCATCTCGTTGCTGACTGGCTCATCGGCCTTCTGCGCAGCGGCGGCCATGTTTTCCAGCACCTGGCCGGAAACATCAGCGCCGGCATGAAATAGATCGACCGCCACGACCTGCGATCGCGTCAATGGAAACGTTAATTCGTTATCGCTCGGCACATAGAACGGCGGCGCGTAGCCGAGATCGGTGGTGTCGGGCAACACCACCGTTTCATTATCGTACCATTGGTAGCCGGGTTCGACATAACCGGCCGCGACATAGGACGGATCCCCCTCCACCACATCGACCGCGTTGCCCTTGCCGGCGCAGCAGGCGATCGTAACCTTGCAGCCGGCGATGCCGGTGTCACTGACGCTCAACTCCGTGCCGGTGATCTTGCCGACGGCTATGCCGCCGGCAATGCGAGGATCATGCAGGGTGGCGGTTTTGCGGGTGGTGAGCGTGGTGCCGCGCAGATAGTCGCAGTCGAACTGGATCTCGATGCAGCGCGAACGATACAGCAGCCTTGCCCGCACCAGCGCCGCCAGATATTCCAGGCTTTGCCGGCCGCGATCGGTGGCAAAATAAGTTGCCGAATGCACCTCGCCGCCGCCGCCGAGCAGATCGCCGACATCGGCACCGCTCCGGGTCATGGCCTCGCTTTCCTCCGAAAGCTCCGGACTGGTCAGCACCGCCTGGGTATCGGCGCGCACCTCAAACTTCACCCGCTCGGTGCGTTTGATCGCGGCATCGTATTGCAGCACCAGCGACGCCGACACGTCCCAGCCCATCACATAGCCGGTGCTCTCGTCTCGTTTCGGCGGGATATTCAGCGGGGCCGGATCGCCCTCGCTGTCGGTGGCGAACGGATCCAGCACGCCGCTTTGACTGTGCCATATCAGGAGTTTTTGCGCCCAAACCTTACCACCTATCGGGGTCGACCAGCTGACGTTGGTGCTTAACGCATCGCCGTTGTGGTGTTTCTTATTCTTGTTCTGCCAGGAATAGGAGAAGCTAGCCATCTCGGCTTCGGCCGTGCCTATATTATCGACGGCACTGGACGAGAGAACGCGGTAGCCGCCGCCAATGTCGGCCTGCGGCTTCGGCCATCCGGAAAGGATGCTGTCGCCATTCAGGCAATTAAAATGATAATTCCCGATATCCACACTACCGTGCGCGGTCTGCGTCCACGGCACCGAGGCATCCATCTGGATCGCGGTCGCCGGTGGTTGGCCGATCGTCATCTGCATGCCGTCATAGAAATGATCGTCGGCGGTGAAGTCCTCGTTACTGTCGCCGAGGATGATGTCGTTGGCGGTCACCTCATAGGTCACCGGGTCGACATCCCAAACTTTGGTATGAGCTTCCAGAACTGTGTTGGGATCGTCGCGATGACCGACATCGATGAAGACCGGATCCCAGAAGGGCGGAACTTTCAGGGTCTCGGCCACCACCTGCAGCCGCTGCTTGTAGTCGATCGGATCGGCGACCAGCTGCAACTGGATCACTTCCTCGAAAATCTCGATCGGCGAGCCGACCACGCGGCCAAAGAACAGCGGCACGATCTCGTCGCCATTGTCCCAGGAAAACCACGCCCAGTATTTCCGGCTCGGCGACAGGATCCCGACATGCGGGTTCTGGATTTCGATCTCCAGCAGCGGCTTCTCGCCTTCGGCCAGGGTCCGCGTGGCCGAGAAGATGTGCTCGTCCATCCGGTGATGGGTCTCGTCGAACGTCGTCTCGTCCGGCTCGACCCAGGCAAAATAGAACGGCCCCGCGACCGGCACGTCAGATCTCCCGCAGGCTTAACTGCCACTGATAGTCGTGCGGGTATTCGTCGATCGCCTGGTCGTAGTCGACCACCATGAAAGCGATCTGTGGAAAATAGTACGTGAAACCATCCGGCGTGGTGCGCGGGGTTGTCCCCGGCACGACAGTGCGGCCGGGCGATCCGCCTGCCGTGACATAGGCCAGCTCGCAGACGCAGTTGACCAACACCGCCATGCCCGGCCAGACGCCGTCGAAACGCGGCGCCTGCTGGTCGGTGCAGGAAATGGTGCTGTCATATTTCTGCATCTGGTCGAGCCCGAGCCAGCGCAGTTCGCCGTTGATGGTGCGGCGCGGCGAAGGCTTGGCTTCCGACACCGGCGTCAGGGTCTGGGTCAGCCCGCGCGCGCTGTAAAGTGGAACGCCGATCGGCGACATCACCAGCAGGGTGTAGTTGTTGTTGGCACCGAGCGGCATCAGGAAATGAACCCCGGCTTCTTGCCCGTCGACGTCATCCGCTTGGTCACCGCCAGCCGCGACAGTTGCTCCATCGCACTAGCCCCGGCCATCAACCGCGCCGAACCGTGGTCGGTGCGCAGGTCCACGGTGCCGAGATGCGGCATGCCGCCGACCAGGCCACCCGCCGCGAACGCCGGCAGCCGCGGCACCATCCCGCCGCCCGCGAACCGTCCCATGCCGTCCATCACGCCGCGCAGGTTGCCGCCGGAGCGGCGCAGTGCTTCCAAAAGCGCCAGCATGCCCGGTTGCTGCACCGCCCGCGCCGGCATGATGTGCTCGCCCCGCGACACCCAGGCGAGGTTGCTGTCACTGGTGCCCGAGCCACGACCGCCGATCAGGCCGCCGCTGGCATTGCCGGGGATCGGCGTGGTCGAGCCGGGCGTGCCGCCGCCACCGCTGAATGCGCCTGCTATCGCCGCGCCAATGCCCTTGAGTTTTTCCCACAGCCTATCAAGCGCGCCGATGACCGCGTTGATCGCCGCCGTGCCGGCCGACGTGAAAGCATCCCAGATCGCGCCGGCGAGTTTCACTTCGAGTTCGCCAAGTTTGGCTAACAGGCCGACGACAGCTTGCCCGATGTTGCTAAAGGCTGCCGCCCACTGCTCACTGGAGGCGTTGATCAGCGTGTTGAGACCCTCAAGGATGCTGGTTAATTCCCGCATCGTATTTGTCGCCAGCAGATCGCCGCCGATCGATACCTTGAACCTCTCCCAGGCCGATGACATCCTGTTGGAATTCTGCTCCCAGAGGTTGGCCGCGTTGGCCTGGTCCTGCGTCATTGTCCGCACGCTATTGACGAACGCGTCGACCGCGACCCCGCCGGTGCGCAGCGCCTGAACAAACTCGACGCCTAGCTTTGGCCCCAGCACCGCGATCGCATCCGCGGTTCGCTGCGCGCTGTCCGGCAGCAACCGCATCTTCTCGACGAATTGCGGGATGACTTGCGACGCCGTGGTCGCAGCGATGCCGAGCCGTTCGAGCGCGTTGCCCGCCTCAGGCGCAAGAACCGTCGCCCCAAGGCTTTCCAACGCTGCGCGCGCCGCCTTGGCCGCCGCTCCGGTCTTGACTACCTGTTCCTCCAGGAAGCGAAACTGCTCGGTGCCCTGGCCGCCGAAACCGCGCTTGCCCATATCCTCCAGCTCTTTTGCTGCCTGCTTTATCTTCTCTAGGTTGAGCTTTTCGATCTCCGATCTCACATGCCCGATGCCCTCGCCGATCGCACCGGCCGAGCTCCCCATCTTCTCAAAGCCCAAGCGCAATTGGTCGAACTTTGAGATCGAAATCCCGAGCTTGATGGCTTCGCTATCGACCTTGTTGATCGCCTCGGCCGCTTCGCTCATCACCTTGACAATCCCGACGCCAGCGGCACCGGCCGCCAAGCCGATCGGTCCCAGCGCTCTGGCAAACGAACCGGCCGCCGCGACCAGGCCGGAAAAACCTTTCTCGACACTCGCGACCGCGACGACAACCCTTTCCCAATTGGATGCGCTCGCGACGGCGGCCTGGATCTTGTTGAACGCCTCGGTGCCGACGATGCCCATGTCCTTGAGCTTTTGCGTCACCTCTTCCGGCTTCAGGTTCTTGAAACCGCCGACCTTCGTCGCCGCCTGCTCGATCTCCCCGAACGCTTTCTTGCCGGCCTGGCCGATGCCTTCCAGCTGCTGCTCAAGCTGCTTGCCGCCTTCCAGCGCGATGGTGATCGATAGCTTCTCGGCCATGCCCTAATTGTCCTTGAAGTTCTTGATGAACAGCCTGGCCATGTCTTCCAGGTTGCGCTTGACGATCTCGGTGATGTGGAAAAGCTTTCGGATGGTGACCCGCGGCACGCCGATATAGAGCGGCTTCCTGTTGCGATCGCGGTCACCGGCATCGAACAGCATCGGCTTGCCGTTGACGGTTGCCGACACCAGTTTCTTGCCGGATTTCTTCGGCGCCGGTCCGCCGCGCGTGGTGGGGATCCACAGCAGCGGCTTGCCGGAAATCGTGGCGCCATGCTCGAACACGCCGGCGATACCGTAGCGGTGATAGATGGTGGCCTGCGCATTCAGCGACGGCGCGTCGCCTTCCCTGGCGCCCTTGGTGCGATACTGCAAACCCTTCTGCCAGTTCTCACGAAAGTTCGGCCCGGCGCTGGCGATGTCCCTGCGCCCCTCCTGCACCGAGTTGGCGGCGGTCTCGCGCAGGGCAGCCACCGCAGCCTCGGCCACCGGTTTCTGCTTGTCGCGGATCGCTTTCAGCCAATCCGGCGTGTTGGAGGTGACCTTGAATTCAGCCATGACCTAACCTTTGGCGTGGATAAGCAACAATGTGGCAGGAATAAGCATGGACGGGTCAACACCTCGGTCGTTATGGTGCGCGGTTGGAAAGGGGTAACCATGTCGGAACAGTCTTACAGGCGGACGCTCTTCCTGCTGGTTTGCGTGGTGCTGGTCGCAATCGGTTCGGTGTACAAAACGACGGCGCAAATACAGCCTTTGTCGGACGAATGGACCAAGGACTTCACGCGCCGGGTTATCGAGGCTTGTGATCTGCCGGTTGGCGATCCGGGTCGTCCATCACGGACGGTTTGCAATTTACCTGGCAGATAACTCCTTCATCAATTTCTTGACGTCCTTCTCGTCGCAGCGCGTGCCAATCACGGTGTCGTTCAGCGCCGTGGCGCGCGCGATCCGGTCCAGCTTGTCCGAGAATTCCAGGTAAGCCACGATCTGCCGCGGCGACAGGCTCATCACATAGTCTGGCGGGAAGCCTCGTCGGATAAGGGCGGTGACGGCGACGGCGATGGTTTCAAGCGCATTTTCACCACCTTGGCTTCTTCGACCGTCCCGACGATGTGGCGCGCGAGATTTCCGAACGCCTCCATTGCCGGGACCACCCCATTTGGGAATGTCAGCCCCAGGATGGCATCGAGCAGCTTGAACTGATCCTCGATCAGGAATGATCCTACCTTCGCTTCCGCGTTCTCGTCGCCGATGTGATTGCAGCCGGCGGCGATGATGGCGGCAAGCGCCTGGCCGGGCAGCATCGCCGCGTCGACGCCGGTGACAAACATCGCCAGCACGCTCGGAAACCGCTTTGCCAGTGCGGCCACCTCGTCGACCTTCAGGCGCCGCACATCGATGGTTGTGCCATCGCCGAGCGTCACCACGTCAACCGCGGTCGACGGCGCAATGTCCAGAAGGTCGGCCATTACGGCGTCACCGCCGGCTCGTTGATGGTCCAGACGCCGAACGCGCCGTCCTCGTCCTTCTGCACCTCGGCCTCCAGCGTGATCACCGAGAAATCGTCCTCGCTGGTGATGAAGGAAAACTCACCGGACGGGACGAACGAAACGGTCGCCAGGAAATCTACCCGCTGGCCGATGTCGTTGGTGCCGACCACCTTGATGTCGCCGGTGAACTCGGTCTTGGTCAGGCCGGCAATCGTGACGGCGGTCGGGACCGTGTCGTCCGCCTCGCCCAGCGCGTAGAAACTGAGATTGAGCGCGGTGATTTCGTCCAGCTCCAGCGTGACCGTGGCACCGACCTGGGAAATCGCGCTGAAGTCCTTGGTCTTGACGCCTTCCCGGCTGGAGAAATGCTCGAGCTTCTCGACGTTCGGCTCGTAAGTGAACGACGGCGCGTTGCCGAGATCGACAAACGTCGAGCCGCCGGTTTCCTTGAAAGAGACGATGCCCTTTCCGATGTGGTAGTTCTGGACGTTTGGCGATGCAGGCATGGTCGTGATCTCCTGTTAGAGGACGTGGTGTTGCAGCGGATATTTGAACTCAAAACGCATATGCAGCACGCCGTAATGATCTCTCCCCCAATCGAACTGGGTCGTGCATCCCACATAGCGGATCTTGCCGTTGCTGCCGGTCAGCGCGATCAGCGTGGCGTCGACCAACACCAGTTTCAGCAGTTCGCGCCGGAATGTGGTCAGGTCCGAGCCGATCGTTTCTGATTGTTCGATGATGGTGATTTGCGGCGTCATCTCCATGACCAGCACCTGCGGCTTGTCCGAAGTCACTTCCTCGTCGCCGTCCAGCACCATCGCCAGCGGCATCTGCCGGTCCACCCAGTCGGTGTTGTTGCGAATGACGGTGACGATGTTCGGCACCGTTGCCACCACCTCGACCAACCGCGCCAGGATGTCCTCTCTGATATCAACCATTGCCGGTCTTCAGCAAAAATCGCACCTCGCCCTGGTCCTCTCCGGCCGGACTGCCGCGCAGCTCATAGGACCGCACGGTCCAGTTGCGGCCGTTGAAATTCAACGCCGCATCGATCCAGTCGTTTTGCGTAATGCCCGCCGCGACCAGTTCGGGGATGCGCGCGAACGCGCCCGGCCCCATGCCGCGAACGTCGGTTGAAGAATTGCCCCGCGATCCCATCGACCAGTCGGTGATCACTTTCGGCCTGGTGTCGTCGATCACGGTGATCGATGCCTCGATCTCGCCCGCGATGAACGTGGCCGGCACGCCGATCTCGAGATAGATCGGGTCATAAAGCAGCGCTGCATAATCAAGCGACATGCAGCCGCCGGTACGGTTTAATCAGATCCAGGACTGTCGCCGACAGGAAACCTGACGACGCCGAGGTGGTGGCGCTGGTGAAGTAGCTGATCCGGGTGTCGCCGTGTTGCACTTCGCGGATCGAGGGGTCGCGGCTGCCGGACACGCGGCCCTCGTTGACGGCGTGGATCACCGCCATCGCGAGCCGGGACGGTGCTTGTTCCGGCAGGTCATAGCCTCCGATATAGGCCACGGAAACTTCGCCCTGCAGGTAGCCGCCCTCCGACCACAGCCGCCCGCTGGCCGGATCGAAGCCGTACTCGCCGCCGGCACCCACTGGCGAGAACTCGCTGATCTCGACCACCGGATACAGCGACAGCGTCAGCGCCTGGCGCACCGGCAGCACCTCGTAACGGTCGAACGTGAAGGTTTCCAGCGCCTCAGCCAGCCCAAACCGCCGGTTGCAGTAATCGGCAATGATCTTTGAATGGAACGTGATCGCGGCCTCCAGCGCCGCATCCTCGGTGAAGCCGGTAATGCCGAGCGCCGCCTTGAGGTCGTCGAGCGAGACCAGGTCCGGTCCGGCGCTGTCGGCTTCCTCGGCGAGAATTTCAAGGATTTGGTGCATGGCTATTTGAACCTGACCGGTTCGGGTTGACGCTTTTCTTCGGCCCGCCAGTCGCGGCCATCATTGCCGCGCTTGACCGCGAGGCGCCAGCCGGTGTCACCGCCATTGCCTGGCTTGGCTGACGTCTCGGCCCGCGCGATGAACAGCGAACCGCCATGGCTGACGGTATCGCCGGCGACATAGCCGCCCTCGGTCCACACGCCGGCATACATCGGGATTTCGGTCTTGATCTCGCAACTCTTTTCACCGACCGCGATCACCAGCGTGCGCCCGCTGTCCGGCGTGGTGATCGTCATCGCCTTGAACACCGCTTCAACTCCTATCGCCACCTGCTCAGTGATCCACGTCTTCAGCAGCGACAGGTCGGCGGCGTCGCGGCCGTCGCGGCCGGTTTCGCCCTTCTCGCCACGCTCGCCGATACCGGCATCACCTGGCGGTCCTTGCGGCCCAGGCTCTCCCGGCGGCCCTGCGATCGGCTCACGCGATTTAAGAACGGCGAGTTCGGCGTCGATGTAGCTTTTGACCGCTTCAAAGCCGCGATCGAATGCTTCCTGCAAATCCATCAGGCTGCCCTCGCGAACAGATTGGCAATGCGGTCGATGTTGATAGACTTGACGGAGGCCGGTTCTTCGACCGGCTCTTCGGCGGGCTCGGCGTCAGGCGCTGCCGCTGATGCATTCGTCTTGAACGGGTCGGCCTGCGCGTCGCGCTTGGCCAGTGCCGCCAGCGAATAGTTCTGCTGCTGCAGGTAGGGACTTTCGCCGCCGTCCACCGGCTTCAGATCGAGCTTGGCGCGGCCCTCGTTCGGCGCCATCACGCCGGCCCCGACCGCCTGCTGGATCGCGGTGATCTGGGTGACGCTGTCCATCCGCAGCAGGTTCTCGGTGTCGAACTCGGTGCCGATCCCTTCGCCCCAGCCGATGCCGAGCGCGTGGTCCAGCAGCTCCTCGATCTCCTCGATGTGGCTTTGCAGCGCCTGCGAATAATATTCAACGTTGAGCGCCTGCACGTTGTTGTAGGACGGCAGCGCACCGACGCCGACCTTGTAGGGCGGCACATGGTAGACGCTGCAGACCACCTCGGCCGACCATTTCAGCGACTCGACCAACTGGCCTTCGACGTTGGTCATCGCGACCTTCTCGTATTTCGCACCCCCGGTCATGATGGCGACGCGGCCGACATTGCCTCTGCTGAACCGGGTTTCCCATTGTTCCTTGAAACGCTGCTCTTCCTCCTGGCTGACCTCGCCTGGCACGGTGAGAATGCCGCCAGGCGTGGAAGCATTCTCGAACAACAGCGCCGACGCCTTTTGCGCGTTCAGGCCGAGCATCGAGGCGAGGCCGGAAGCAAAAATCGGCGGCGTGCCGACCAGCGGGTGGAACAGGCAGTTGATCCGGTCGTGGATGATGTCGCGGGCCGGCACCACGATCGAGTCATGGATGCCGGCCAGGTTGTCGTCGTAGAGGCGGTAGAACACCGCGCCGTCGTCGGCGACCAAAGGCTGCACCCTGTTTGGATCGAGCACATGCAGCGCGGTCACCACATTGCGCTGGTCGCGATCCTTGAGCGCGTAGGTGTTGCCACGCGACAGCTTCGACAGTGCCCAGCATTCCCAGAACTGATTATGCGTCTGGTAATCGTTCGGCCGCCGCAGCACCGGCGAATAGGCCGGGTTGACCACCTCGCTCCAGATGTTGTCGTCGTCCTTTTCGACCAGCT